ACAATAACAGAAGGTACTAACTAATCTCTGTTTCATTTGATAATTATAGGGTGGCTGTTTGGTCACCCTATTTTTTTGAACAAAATTAAAGGTATTTAGTTATACTTATATGATAAGACTTTTGCCAAATACAAATTCACAAACACTAAGTATAATACCTAGGGCATATACTGCTGCTAGTGATTTAACATTAAAGATTGTTGAAGATGGCACAAAAAAGAATGAGACACTAACTAGTTTAACTTCAACAGTTAATGGGAATTTCTTAGATATCCCTTGTACTTTTAGCATACTATCTGATGATTCGGTTTATTCTATAGAGGTGAAACAGGGTTCAACATTACTTTACAGAGATAAGGTTTATGTTACATCTAAAACAGATACTACAGTATCTCACACATTAAATACTAGTCAGTATAACAATTATGATGCTGAAACTGATGAGCAACAATATATGATAATATGAGTCGAAAAAGTATAAAAGCAAATAGAAAAACCCAAAACCCTAGAAAGGTAGACCCTAGTATGAGGGTTATTAACCTATCTGGTTATGAAATACCAAAGGTAAGAGAGAATGCTAGAAAAGAATGGGTTGAATATGGAGATGATAATAATTACTTCTATGAGCTTATCGAAAGATATCTAGGTAGCCCAACAAACTCTAGATGTATCAATGGTATTGTTGATATGATTTATGGTAGAGGGTTAAACGCAACAGATTCTACAGACAAACCTGATATGTTTGGTAAGATGCAATCTTTACTAAAATCTACAGATATAAAAAGGGTGGTTAATGATCTGAAGATGTTAGGTCAAGCTACCATCCAGGTTATTTATAAAGCAGGTAAGAGGGAGATAACAGGGTTGCATCACTTCCCAATGGAAACATTAAGAGCGGAAAAGGCAAAGGACGGTAAAGTACAGGCCTACTATTATCATCCTGATTGGGTTAATATAAAGCCAACAGACAAGCCAAAAAGAATACCTTCGTTTAGAAATGGGGGTAAAAGTGAAAGAAGAGAGATATATTGTATTAAACCATATAGGGCAGGATTTTATTATTATAGCCCTGTAGACTATCAAGGATGTTTGCAATACTGTTCCCTGGAGGAGGAGGTGTCTAACTATCACATCAACAATATAAAGAATGGGTTACAACCTTCTTTATTGTTAAACTTCAATAATGGTATACCTACAGATGAGATACAAGAACTTATTGAAAGAAAGATATATGATAAATTTAGTGGGTCTTCTAATGCAGGTAGATTTATACTAGCGTTTAACGAGAGTACAGAGACACAGGCAAATATAGAACCTATACATCTTCCGGATGCTCACGCTCAATACGATTTCCTAGCTAAAGAGAGTAGAGAAAAGATTATGATTGGTCACGGTGTTGTATCACCTATATTATTAGGTATAAAAGATAACACAGGATTTGGTAACAATGCTGAAGAGCTTAGGACAGCATCTATTCTTATGGATAACATTGTTATTAGACCATTTCAAACCTTACTTATTGACGCATTTAAGGAGCTCTTATCATTTAACGGAATATTCCTTGATTTATATTTCACAACTTTACAACCAATAGAATTTACAGAGTTGGAAAATATATCTACTAAAGTCAAGAGAGAAGAAGAGACAGGTGAAAAATTATCTTCAGATAAGATAGAGGATATAGAGGTAGATGTTGAGGTAATTGAACCAACTGAAAACAAAGAAGAAGAAGAGTTAGTATGAAGGCATTATTTATAACACTAAAGGAATTAAAAAGGAAGTCTATATTTGATGGAAACCTTGATGCTGATAAGATAATTCAGTTTATTGAAGTGGCCCAGGATACAGAGATACAAACGTATCTAGGCACAAAGCTGTATAACAAACTACAGGCTGATATTATAGGGGGTACTTTAACCGGTAATTATAAAACATTAGTGGATGATTATATAAAACCAATGCTTATTTGGTATACTCAAGCTGCATTTATCCCTTATGCGGCTTATCAGATATCTAATGGTGGTATATATAAGCATAATTCAGAGAATGCTACCTCTGTAGATCAATCTGAAATAAACTCATTGGCTAGTCACGCTACAGAGACTGCTGAGTTTTATACTCAACGATTTATGGACCATATGAATTATAACAGTAGTTTATATCCGGAATACATATCAAATCAAAACGATGGTATGTATCCTGAGAAGGATGTTAATTTTACAGGTTGGGTTTTATAATGGCTAAAAAGAAAAAGAAAAGAATAGGTTATAAGCCTAAGAAAGAGAACGAAATTAAATTAAATAGTTATTTAATAAAGAACAACGATGAGTTGGGGAAAGATATACGAAACAACACATTTCGGAGAGATAAATAACAATATAGGTTGGGGCGATATCTATGAGACTATCGTTAACACCTTTGCAAGACCTTTGGCAAGTACATCTAGATTATTCGCAGATGCTATCAATTATCTTGCAAGTAATTTTTATAGTGAATAATGGCAAATACAATAAGTTGGGCGGTTTCATATTGTAGTAGTTGGTGGGGTAATAGCTCCAATCAGTCTACTGTAGATATAGATTCTAAACCACCTTGTCTATAATTAATAATAATAAGAAATGGCTAAACAGACAGTAAATATCGGTAGTGTAGCAAACGATGGAACAGGTGATCCTTTAAGAACCGCATTCGATAAATTAAACGACAACTTTGATGAAGTATATGCTGATGACTTTGTGACTACAGCTAGGTTAGCTGATGATTCAGTTACAGAGGCACATCTAGATGTCACTAACTCCCCAGTAGATGGTTATGTATTGACTTACGACTCTGGATCAAGTGGGTTCACTTGGGAGCAAAAGTTTGATGGAGACATCACAGGTATTGTAGCAGGTGATGGTCTTACAGGTGATGCTACTTCTGGAGATGCTTCTTTAGCAGTCGGAGCAGGTACAGGTATTACAGTAAATGCAAATGATATACAGATTAGTGATGGGGGAGTAGATACTTTACAGTTAGCAGACGATGGAGTTTCTTACGCTAAAATGGGTAGTGAATTTACAACTGCTGCAACAATTTCTGCAAGTGATGTAGACTTTAGTTCTGCTGCGGTATTCACTAAAACGATATCTGCTAACACTACTTTAACCTTTTCAAACGTATCTACAGGTATGGTAAAGGATTTAGTAATTACAGGGGATTTTACTTTAACACTTCCTGCATCTGTTAAGACAATTACAGGGACTTACGATGGAACGGTAAGTAACCTTATTCAAATAGTATCAACTAATGGCTCAACCGAACAATGGGCTACAATTTCTCAAGAAGCATAATTATGATAGCAATACAACACGAAGGAGCAATAAAGAAGTTTACTTCCTTACCTAAAGTTTGGAAAGATGATAATGGTGTTCATTTGAATATTACAGATGGACAAGCGTATGGGTTTTATCCTATCGTAACACCGTCTTATAATTCAGCAACTCAATACTTGGGAGATTTAGAGTGGGATGGGGATAGTAGTACTTTTACCTATCCTGTAATTGACAGAACTTGGTCTCAAACAGTAGCTGAACTAAAGGAAAGTAAAATAGCAAACCTAAAAAGTATTTATAACAGAAAGTTAGAAGAAACGGATTGGTACATTATTAGAGCATCAGAGGGTGGTACAGCTACACCTCAATCTATATTAGACGATAGAGCAGCTTTAAGAACAGAATGTGCAACCAAAGAAGGAGAGATTAACGCACTTACAACAAAGAAAGCGGTAGTTTCTTATTCTTTACCAAACCTTGACTAATGGTAAATAAAAGATTAATAAATACAGGGGAGGCAATAATCCCATTTGACCCTTTACAAAACTTTGAAACTGTAACCTATACAGGAAACGGTAGTACACAAAAGATAAGTGGGTATATTAGAAAAGGGGTGGCTAATTTTGATAAAACAAGGTATATAACTTTACCGCAAAATCCTGCTATTTCAGCTACTACTAACGATGATTTTTCAGTCAGCTTGTTTTTTAATTTAGATTCAATACCAGCTTCTGCGGATTATTATGGTTTATTTGGTACTCCATTAAGTAGTCAAGTTTCAATGCTTAGGGTGCTATTTAGAGGACACGGTTCAAACCAAGCCTCTTTTGAAGTATTAAGAGGTATAAATGGAACTTATTATTACGCTTCTTCTTCAGATTATGCAGCTACAAAAACAACGTTTAGCACTAATACTTGGTATCACCTTTTAATTAATTACACCGCATCAACTAAAACGGTACAGTTATATATAGACAATACCTCCTTAGGTAGCTACAATATAACAACAACAGGAACTGCAACAACTGCGACACAACTTGTTTTAGGAACTTATGTAGCAAATCACCCATCAGTAAATAAATCTTGGCTTGGCAGGGTAGACCAACTAAGGATATTTGATACGCCTATAACGTCTTCAAGCAATAGGGATACGCTAAAGGATGAAGATTACG